TAAAAATCGAAGCGACGAACGTGATATCGCCTGCTGTAGCTGACTTTTTGACCATAGGCAGCTCAACATAACTTAACGTAATAATAAATCCTGACCAGATAACTACACCTAAACGCACTGCTGCACCTAGTACTGCCATCTGTTCTTCATGGTCATCTACGTTTTCTTTGAGCTTTGTAAGGAGTCCTTTCTTTTCTGGCGGTTTTGTCTCCATTTGTTTATTTTACCTTGTATAAATTTTTGTGCTCTTTTTCTAATGTTTTCAATTAGAGGCTGTGTTAGCGTTGTAGCTGCCACAGCTGTAACCGCCGTTGTAACAGCAGCAACCACAACTTCCGGAGAAGGTTGAGGTACTGGCTGTTTAATAAACGGTATTTTTAAGGTAGGTGGTTCGGGTGTTTCTTCTACAGTCTTAACAGGCTCATCTTCCTGATCTCGTAGATCGCTCGGAGGAACCACCATAGGTGTATAGTATGGTACGTCAGCTGTAGGTAACGGTATTTCAACCGTTTCAATATCAACTATATCAGGTAATATTATGGTGGGTATTTCCACTATGGTTTAGGATATTTTGTTTTTACTGGATCAACTAAATCTGTTTTCCATTTATCTATACCGTTGTGGTATATATAATCTAATTGTGTTTCTAATTCTGGATACTCTTTAGCTCTTTCAACTTGATAATATTTATTTGGCCATTCATCCGTTAACCTTTTCATTTCTGCTATTATAGCTTCATCTGTAGGTCTAGTTATATCAGTACTAAACCATTGAATTGTAGTAGGATCAGTCGGATTTGTTGCAAGCCAATTTGCACCGGGGGCTAAAGAATTAATTGCATCTTCTATATAAAAAGTTCTTTCTTTAGAATAAGCTGTGTTTACTGTCATAATTTTTTCCTAATGAAATACAGTTACTCTTGCATAACTACCACCACTACCACCTGTAACATAGATTGCGTAGGCATTACTTGTAGTGTAACTTCCGTAAAGTGTTCCTCGAGTAGCCATGGTTGTAGTGTTTCCGCCAGCCCAACCGTGGTGTGCTGATTCAAAGGCAACTATAACCAGACCATTGTTATAAGAGTTTCCATATGGATTACCACCTTGAGATTGAGATTTACTCATTTCTAAAATAAACATTCCACAAGGAGTATTAGCTATTCGATACAGTTCTAGTTGAACATTATGAGCAACATACGAACTATAAGTTGAATACTGTTTCCAGCCAAAACCTTTGCCGTAAGGCATACCATCTAAACTGGTACCGTAAGTATTAGAAATATCACCACCTGAGTTTCCAGAGTAATTATTATATATCTGATGACCTCTAGGTAACAATAGTTTTTTTCTTTCTAAATCAAAGTCTGTACTATTACCTATAATTTTAGCAGAAGTAATAGCTTCGTCAGCTATTTTATCTGTTGTAACTGCATTGTTTTGTATCTTTGCAGCTTCTACTGCGTTAGTTGCAATTTTACCTGCAATGATTGCCCCATCAGCTATCTTGTTATCTGTAATTTCGCCGCCACCAATTTTTGAATTAGTGACTGCACCTGTAGCTAATTTAGCCTCTGTAATACTTCCGTCAGCTGGTGTAGTACTTATAGTCTCAAATGTAGGGTCTGCACCGTTGTTTGCACGTAGGAACTTACCATCGTTAGATCCAGTACCATGTGGTAGTTTGGCTAGTGTTACGGCTTCGTCAGCTATCTTAGCTGTGGTAACTGCATTGTTTGCTAATTTTGCTTCTTCTACGGCAGCATTAGCTAGGTGAGCTGGATCTATACTTAAATCTACATAATGCTCAGAATTTATAGAGTTATCAGCTATCTTAGTATTGTCTACTGCATCTGCTGCTATCTTACCTGTAGTAACAGCTAAATTATTAATTTTTGCAGTTGAAATAACATTATCTGGAAGTTTATCAACTATAACTGCATTATCTGCAATTTTAGTTTGTGTTACTACACCTGTTGCAATTTTAGTTTCTGTAACAGCACTGTCAGCTATCTTAGCTGTAGTTACACCACCGTCTGCAAGTGCACCAGTAATATATAGTATACCATTCATATTAGCATGACTGGTACACTGATAGTATAAAACATCAGGAGCATCATGTTGTACTTCTATAATAACTGTACCGCTACCGGCGTTGTTGGTTACGCCAGTGTTATATGCAGTACCGCTTGCTCCAGATGTACTTTGTATTCTTATAGGATGAGCACCTGTGCCGTTCTCAAACCTATATGTTTTACCTCTTGTTAGGTAAAGGGTAGGGTCGTTAACTGTTCCGTTAAGACCCTCTCCATCAAAGGTGTAGTGATCTGTGCCACTCGCACCTATTGTAAATACGTGATCTAGAGCTAATTCGTCTAGACCCGCTTTTTTAATTTGTGTTAATCCCATTAATCTGCTGCCTCCGGTGTATTACCTTCTGCTTTCCATGCTAGGAATTTTTGGTAATCGTTATTTTTTGGTTTAAAAGGTATAACGTATCTAAAATCTCCTTCCATTTTTTCTACAGCATCAGGCTCAGTTAAAAGGTTTCCATCTTTATCGTATGAATCAGATGGTTTAATAAGTTTGTAGATTGGGTCTGTTGGATATGCCATAATTTTTATTTAAGATAATTCTGCTTGAAAAGCTACAAATCTGTGTGCATTAGAGCCTGTCCAATGAGCAGCAACTCTAACCGTTTGCCCTGCTCTACTAGCATCTCCATAACATATTACACATCCACGACTGTGGCTAGTTTTTCCTGTTTCTTGACTAATTTGATGAATATAAAGTGCTGCATTATTATGCAATTTTTCATACATATAAGCACCAGAACTACCACTTAAAGCAATTAACGTAGGTTCATATATCATTTGAACTGGAAACGGAACTGAAACAAAAATGTTTCCCGAATAATATTGATGACCAACACCTAGCATTTCATAGTTGTCTGAACAAGCTACAAAATAATATTGTTGACATTTACGGAAAGTGTCCATATATGGTTCGCAAACAAAATCACTAGCTGTTTGTCCAATTTCTAGCTGCACTCCAGTAAAGTCCATTGTTGCACCGTTGGTAGTATACCAATCAGCATTTGCATAATCAGGATATTGATTACTTCCACTTACATTAATCCATGAAGATGAAGCACTTGAATCCGTTTTACTTGTTCCAGCGTAAGCATTAAAGTAAAGAAAAAAAGATTCTGTATTCTGTGTTAAATCTGCGGCTATACTAAAGTTAGGGTTACCCGGAATTTGTACTGTAACTCTTTTCCATGTGTTAGCAGTTAATGCACCTGTAGACCATGATAATGCTTTACCACCTCCTAAACCAGTATATATTCTGCCATAAAAAGTCCCTGCTACACTTGATCTTACATAATAAGATAATGTCAAATAAGATGATGCACTATCATATGTCCAACCACTATTTAACAAATCTTTAGCTAATACTGCATAAGCCATTTGAACCATTGCACCGGTAGCAGCACTACCTTGGTTTCCGTTTGTTATTCTAAATGCGTTTCTTATACCAGCAGATAAAGGTGTAGTACCATTTTCTCCAATGCCAAGAGTTATTTGAGCTTGTGTTGGGTTTGCAGAAGTTCCTGTATATTCTAAACGAAATCTGTCAGTTGATGCCCAACCATTTGTAGTATCAGGAGTTCCACTATATCTTTGTGCTACAGACATATTACCATTAATAATGTAGTTAACAGCTGAACCCGCAGAAACAGTATTTGTTGATGCTCCTGTAACTCTACCTTGAGCGTCTACAGTAATAGCAGGGATAGCTGTTGCTGATCCATATGTACCAGCACTTACGGCTGTGTTTGCTAACTTATCAGCAGTTACTGCGTCGTCTGCAATCTTAGCTGTTGCAACTGCACCATTTAATATTTTATTTTCTGTAACTGCGTTAGATGCAAGTTTATCTGCTGTAACTTGTGAGTTTGCTATGTGTGCAGTATCTATAGACCCATCAGCATAATGTTCAGAATCAATACTATTGTCAGCTATTTTACTTCCGTTAACTGCATCATTTATTATATTGCCATTAGCTACAGCATCATTTGCTAATTTTGCATTTGTAACTGCGTTAGCTGCTATCTTAGCTGTAATAACTGCACCATCAATAATAGCAGCTGCATCTACAGAATTATCATTTAGTTCACCCGACCCGATTGCGTTAGCTGCAATTTTAGCTGTAGTAACTGCATCATCAGCAATCTTTGCTGTACTAACCGCAAGATCTCCTAGTTTAGCCGTTGTAACTTGACCTGTGTTTATTTTATCGCTAGTAACAGCATTTGTTGCTATTTCTGTACTACCTACAGCTTGTGGTCCTAGTTTAGCGTTAGTAACTGCATCGTCAGCTATCTTTGCTGTAGTAACTGCATCACTTGCAAGTTTAGCTGTAGTAACTGTACCATCACTTGGTGTACCAATATTTACTGTACTACCCATAACAACAGCATGGTATGTACTACCTGTTGCCGGAGCTGCGGCTAGTTTTACTGTACTACCATCTAAAGCAAAGCCTTCTGACGGTACAGACGTACCAGCATTTGGTTTTTGTAAAACACCATTAATTACTAATATAATTTGTTGTACATTAGTAGGTGCATTAGTTATAGTAAAGTTCTGTGTAGTCCCATCAAATGCCGGACTTAATGTAGAGATAAAAAAGTTACCTATTGACTGTACTTCTTCAAAGGCACTATTTGTACCATTAAAGACTAACATTTTACCTGTTGCTGTATTAAAGAACAAGTCTCCAGAGTCATTGTTAGATGTTGGATTACTAGAACCTACTCTGTATCTTTCGTTAAAATCATTAATATCTCCACTAAGACTTACTAGGTCGCTTTCTGGAAGTGTAGCTTTATGATAGTTATATATCTGTCCAGAACCAGTTGATGTTACGATAAAACGTATACCAGTAGCTATAGTAGAACTATGAAAGTTAGATGGTATATTATTTATAGTTACTGTAGTTCCGCCTACGGTTCTACCTGTTGTACTTGTACCACTACCATTTACTACAATACCAGCTGCGTCTGCTATAGAAATGGCTACACCACTAACTGGTTGTGTGTTAGGAAATGATACCTCGTTAGCTATAGCTTCAAAACCACCAAACGGTTCTAGCTGTGCAGCTACATAGTCAACAACAGCTCCTGATGTGGGTAACTGTGTATCACTATCCGATATAGTTGTCTGTTTTAGATCAGTAGCTAACTTGGCTAGTGTTACATTACTATCAGCTATCTTAACTGTAGTTACGTTAGCATCTGTAATTTTACCTGTTGTAACAGCGTTAGAAGCCAGCTTGGTTGAGTTAACAGAAGTATTTGCTAATTTAGCAGTAGTTACAGCAGTGTTTGCAATCTTAGCTTCTGTAACTTGTAAGTTACCTATCTTTGCTTCTGTAATTGCTGTATCAGCTATTTTTGCAGTTTGTACTGCACCATCAGCTATCTTGGCTGCTTGAACTGAATTACTAGCTAACTTTGCTGCGGTTACGTTAGCGTCTACTATCTTTGCTTCTACTACAGAATCCGTACCAAGTTTTGTAGATGTAACAGAAAAATCTTGTAATTTAGCTCCTGTAATTTGAGCATCTGCAATGTGTGCAGTATCAATAGATCCGTCTGCGTAGTGCTCAGAATCTATACTGTCGTCAGCTATTTTAGCACCAGTAATTGCGTCAGCTGCTATTTCAGAAGTACCTATAGTTCCACTAGCTGCCGCTGTAATTCTACCTTGAGCATCAACTGTTAAATCAGTTGCTGTGTAACTTCCAGCTGTTACAGACGTATGAGCTAATTTAGCAGCTGTTACCTGATCGTCTCCTATATCAACTGTTTTTACTGCACCATCTTTTATATCAGATGATAATATTGTTTGATTCTGTTCTTCTTGTGCAGCATATAATAACTGCGTCATGTTGTTGTTAAGATCGCCTGCCTTAACTGATGACCCTGCTGTGAAAGTTGCCTTAGCACTGTCTACGTCTGTATCACGAAAGATACGTATTGCAGCTGGGCTTGCTGGTATATTGCCTGATGTAAAGACAACATTTCCACCACCTGTTGTTGTGTAGCTAGTTATATTATAGTGTGTGCTG